TATTTATGGGTAATTATCCCGCTCAAGCAAGACCTGCTGGATTCCAGGGTGTATCCAGTAACTCTTATGAAAGAGATGGTATTGGAAGTGTTACTGCTGCTGCCTTACCATTGAAACAAAATCAGCTCAATTCAGTAAATGCTGTTGACTCACGCATTTTTACAGGGGTTAATTTTCAATCGGTAGGTGTTGGTGATCGGTTGAAGAGAACCATTACTTCTGCTTCAGGTACCACAAGCAATGATAATGGTATGTTGGTATTTGCTGCCGCGGCAGATTATGCTGGCTCTGGCAATGTAAGTAACTATACCTTTATTGATCAGCTGGGTAGTAGCTCAGCTAATTTCTCAACTAATAATCCAGTTCGTTTTACCGTACCGATGTTTGGTGGTTGGGATGGATTTGATCCTCGTAAGAAGCAGTTGGAAACTGAACAATCTACTGGCACTGATACTTTGTCTGGTGACTTTGATAGAGCTATTAAAATTCTTTCTAATCCCGATGAAGTTGATTTCAATCTGATTGCAATGCCAGGTATTAGCTCATCTGCCGGTGGCTCGCTCACCGATAGATTGGTTGATATGTGTGCTACACGAGCAGATGCTTTTGCTCTTATTGATATAGCTAATACTACTGCTACAGGCGCAGGCTTGAGTTTGTCGGTAGCAAATGCTATTACTGAGGCACAAAAGTATAGCTCTAACTATGGTGCTACTTATTATCCTTGGGTACGTATTAATGATATTGATAACGATAAGCTTGTATGGGTACCGCCTTCGGTGGCTGTCCTAGGGGCTTACGCATTCAATGATAGAGTGGCGCAACCGTGGTTTGCACCCGCTGGGTTTAATCGCGGTGGTTTGGACGAGGTACTAGAGGTTAGAAGAAGATTAACACAGTCTCAGCGTGATGATCTTTATAATAGTAATGTTAATCCTATTGCCACCTTCCCAGGCCAAGGCATTGTTGTTTTTGGTCAGAAAACTCTACAGGTAAAACAATCTGTATTGGATAGAGTTAATGTTCGCCGTATGATGATTGAGGTTCGTAAGACCATTGCTGGCTTCTCACGACTCTTCATCTTTGAGCCTAACACTGTTGCTACAAGAGAGCGTCTGTTGACTCAGGTCAATGATTATCTTGCAAGTGTACAGGCAGCTAATGGTATCAATGAGTTCAGAGCTATTTTGGATGAAACCACTACTACACCTGATCTGATTGATAGAAACATCATCAAGGGTAAGATTTTCTTGAAACCCACCACCGCAGCTGAAATCGTTATCTTTGACTTCACCGTCACACCTAACGGCGCAGCTTTTAGTGAGTAAAAACTTTAATGGAATGGGGTTTCGGCCCCATTCTGTTATATTTTTTTGATGAGTAGTGTATTTATTATAGGATGTTTATTAAAATAAAAATGAAGATGGAGATTTAGAATGTCACAGCCTTTTGAAGTTAACGCGATGTTGGCTGACACTTTTGAACCAAAGAGACAAAATAGATTTTTGTTTCAGTTTACTGACGATACATTGCCAGCTTATATTGCTAGATCAGCTTCTCGGCCGTCTTTTTCACAGGAAAGTATTACGATTGATTACTTGAACTCCAGACGGTATTTGGCTGGTAAGTTTGAGTGGAACACAATGACCCTCGGGCTTCACGATCCTATTGCTCCCTCCGCGGCGCAGAAGGTTATGGAATGGGCTCGATTGGCGCATGAAACGATTTCTGGTAGAGATGGTTATGCAGCTTTTTACAAAAAGAACTTTAGTTTGATTTCTCTTGATCCTGTCGGAGCTGCTGTTGAGAAGTGGGAAATTAGAGGAGCTTTTCTTACCGATGTAACTATGGGTGATTATGATATGGCTTCCAGCGAGCCGCTTCCTATTGACATTACAGTTCGCATGGATGAGTGCATACTTAGGTACTAAAAATTTTATTAAGGTTTTTTTAAATGTTTTTAGAAAGGAAGTAAATGACAGAAATTAATGTCGATTTGAAAGAAGACCAAGAAGATCAAGAAGGAAACCCGATAGCACGAATAGAGCTTACTCCAGAAGAGGAAGCTGCTTTTAGTAGAGCAAAGAATCTCGGACAACAAGCTGACGAAGTAGCTGGATTCAAAGTACCAACTGACTTCGTTCAGCTTCCGTCCGGAGGTAAAGTATATCCTATAAATTCCCACTTACATAATGTTAAAGAGTTGGAGCTAAGACATCTTACGGCAGCTGACGAAGATATTCTTACTTCCCGTTCTTTGCTTAGAAGTGGGAAGGCTATTGATGCCGTTATTGGCGCTTGCTTATCTGATAAGAGAATTAATGTTGAAGAACTCTTGTCGGGCGATAAGAATGCCATTGTTACATTTCTGCGTGTTAGTGGATATGGATCTGATTATGAAGTAGAAATGGATTGTCCAGGTTGCGGCGAGACAACCAAGCACATTTTTGATTTGAGTAATCTTCAAATGAAGACTCTTGATATTGAGCCAGCTGTTGCGGGTGATAATAGATTTACTTTTCAATTGCCACAGACGGAAATCAATGTAGAGTTTAGATTCCTCAACTCTCTACAGGATAAAGAAATTGCAGACGCTCAGGAAAAGATGAAGAAGAGAACTCAATCTCCTATTGATAGAAATGTAACTACTCGTTTGAAAAATGTTATCATTGCTATTGAGGGAAATAGTGATCAAGGTTATATTAATCAGTTTGTAGATAATATGAACGTAAAAGATTCTAGAGCAATTCGTAAATACATGGAAACTAATACTCCTGATCTTGATATGAATCAAGATTTTGAATGTGTTCATTGTGGACACAGAGGGGAGGTGGAAATACCGATTACGGTAGGTTTCTTTTGGCCTGAGGCCTAGTGATAAAAATGCTATTTATGATGAAGTATTTGATTGTGTTTATTATGGTAAACTAAATTTTTCAGACGCTTATAATCTACCAGTAGCTTTAAGAAAGTTTTGGATAACCAAAGTAACTGAAGCTATGGAGCAAGAAAATAAAAATGAAACGGCGAAATTAAAAGCTCAAATAGAAGCTCGCCGTTAAAGATTACATTTAAGGTAGTATATCCTCTTATCGTATTTTTTTGGTAAGGGGATATTTATTTTGTGTTATTCCGTGACCCAGGAGATTATCATGTTTGGAATTAAAAAGAAAAATGAGAGATATCAGATAGACGAAGGGCTTTTTGATCTTTTGAAAATTATGATCGGTGGCAATATAGACGTAAAGAAAACACCAGATGCTAAGCTATCTAAAAAAGGTAGAGCGTTGAAGAAGTCGGCTATTGCCTTTCAGTCTGAGATGGAAGCTAAGGCTAAGAAAGAAGGTTTTAAAAATTTAGATGATTATGTTGCGGCAAAGAAAAAAGAATTAGGACTTTAATATTTTGACCTGTAGTTGAGAATAAATGGCAAAATCTGATTTTGACAAAGCGGAAAGCTACCAAAAGAAAATGGGAGGCACTCTTCATCTTGCTGTAGAAGAGTTAGCTACCGCTATTGGTGTCGCGGCAAAGGGGGTTGATGAACATGGGCGCCTTACAGAAGAGGGTGCCAAAAACTTTGCTGAATTATTAGATACCGCCGGTAAGGAGCAACTAAAAGCTCAACAAGACATTCAGAAACAGACTGATAAAATTCAAGCTGATCTCAATAAGGCTTTTTCCGGTTTGGCAAAGCGTATTCCTATCATTGGAAAAGATCTTGAAAAAGGTTTTGAAAAAATGATGAAGAATATGACCATGCGTATGGATCAATTATTGACCAAAACGTGGGGTAGACTTGGTGCGGGAATGAAGGGCGCTATGAAGATTGGGGCAGGTGGGATAGTAGCTGCTGGTGCACTGGTGCTCAAACAATTCAATGAAATAGAAAAATCGTCAGTAGAACTCTCCAAGCAAACAGGATTGACTGGTAAAAATTTAAAAGCTCTTAGATCCTCTATGGTAGATGCTCAAAATAGTGGTTATAAGTTCGGTATTTCTATGAAAGATTCTGCAGAAGCTACTGCTGGTATGGTCAAGTCTTTAGGTAATTTCCGAAAAGTTTCATCAGAGATGGTAAAGACCGCGTCCTTGTTAGCTAAATACGCTGGGGTGAGCGCTACTGAAGGTGCTGAATTTACTGGATTGATGATTAGGGGCTTTGGTAAAACCGCTAAACAGGTAATGAATTTCGGAAATGTTATGAAAGATTTCGCTACACGTAGCGGAGTCAATGGACGAAAAGTAATGGCCGATATCATGCAAAACACCAGCCTAACTTCCATTTACATGAGTAAGGGTGTGGGATATCTGAAAAGAGCAGCTGTTCAAGCTGCTAAACTTAACATGAGTATGCAAGAAACCGCCAGTGCTACTGAAATGTTCTTAGACATTGATCAATCAGCCGAAGCAGTTGGCAAAATAAATCAATACATGGGCTCTTCGCTGAACTCGTTGGAGTTGTTCAATCTTGCTGCCGCGGGTGATACCGAGCAAGTAATGAAAAGGTTGGGACAGGCATTTGGTACCAAAAGAGGTATTAGATTTATGGAAGAGATGCCAGGCCTGGCAAATAAGTTTGGTAAAGAAATGGGTTTCAGTCTTAAACAAATGAGAATAATGGCTGGGTTAGAAAAGGAACAAGTTAAGACTGTAAGTGCCTCGGCCCAAGAACAGGAAACAATAGCTGAGGCAGTACAGTCACAGCAAACAACCCTAACCAAAATATCTAATAAATTAAAAAGTGTAGTTTTGCCGCTGGTAAATGATATTGCCGAACCAATAGTTGATTTGGTTGCAAAATTTCCAAAGATAGGTTTAACTACTGCTGTGGTCGGTGGCCTCGGCGCGGGGCTTACGATGTTGGTGACATATTTAGCAGCCAGCAAACTGATTCCACAAGCGGTAAGAATTGTAGGTGGCGCTGGTGGCGCTGTCGGTGCCGCTTTCTCTATGGGCGGAGGATCTCCGGGCGGCGGCAAAGGGCCTGGACGATTTGCCAGAATGAAAGCCGGAATGAAAGGTGGGCTTGGTGGAGTGGCACGTGCGGGAATGGGATTACTAGGTGCTGGAGGTGCAGCCAGTGGCATGATGACTGCTGCAAAGGGTGCCGCCACTAAGGGATTAGGTGCGATTGTTGGAAAGGGCGCCGGCAGAATGCTTCTTAAGAAAATACCACTTGTGGGAGCAGCTGTCGGGGCTTATTTTGCTTTTCAGAGAATAAAGAAGGGGGATTGGCTTGGGGGAATGATGGAGCTTGGATCTGGTATTGCTTCTACCTTTCCTGGTATAGGAACAGGAATTTCAGTGGGTCTTGATGCTGCTTTGATGGCAAAAGATATGAGTGGTATAGGAGGCTCGTCGCGTGGAGTGAGAGCTGCTGCTAAGGGCGCTGTAGTAAATAAACCCACTCTGTTCATGGCGGGAGAAGAAGGACTACCAGAAATGATTGTTCCTACAGGCAGAATTGCTAGAAACATGCCTATTAACAAGAGTGTAGCATCAGGACTGGGTGGTATGGGAGTTCCAGGGTTTGCCGGTGGTGCTGTATTTGGTGGCTCTGCTCGCGTTAGTGGAGTAACAAATCAATTAAAAGCACAGGCAAATCAATCAGTAACAATGGGATCTATGGCTGATCCTCAAACTCAAAGAGTTAGAGCCATTCAATACGAGCAAGAATCGCAGAAGAGAAAATCAGAACAAAGAGATTCATTGGCAAAAATAGAAGAGAAGTCGTTAGCGATTCTAGAAGAAGAAAGAAACATCGCGATGGATGTTGGTGGTCCTATAGGTAACTTCGCTAGTAAGTTGGGCTTGTGGGAAAAAGCTAAAGAGGCTGCTGGTAAGTATGCTAAAAAGACTGCGAGTAGATTCTGGGAGAATATGAAGAAAAATAACAACGATGTGCTGGGTAGCTTAAAAGACACTTGGAAACAAACTGTTGGAGACATAAAGGACTTACAGGCAAGACTTTTTACAAAGTTAGGTGATTTTGCTTCTAAGATGGTAGGCCGGGCTCAACAATGGGCAGAGGGTAAGCTTAGAGATGTTGGCAAACGGGTATTGAATTGGGGAATGGATAAACTTGGCATAGGCAATCAAGCTAATAGGGATATGTTTTCATCAAATCTTATAGGCGGCGGCAAAGCCCTTGGGTCACATCTTATGAAAAATTCTCCTATGATTCAATCAATTGCGAATTCAGTTACAGAAAAAATAGCTAGCGTTAAGGCTCTTCGGGGCAAGCTTCCGTCCGGAGGTGCAGCTATTGGCGGTGTTCAAACCGCAATGGCTGGCGCGGGGCAGATAGCACAGGGCGATTATATGGGCGCAGGGAAAGCTATGCTTATGCAAGAAGGTAAAAAACGGCTTGGGGGTATGGCCGCTGGTATGGCTTCAAAAGGCAGTAAACTTGGTGGCGGCTATGGTGCCGCTGCAGCGGGTGCGGTGGAGGGTATTGCGCATGGCGACGTAAAGGCGGCTGGTAAGGGAGCGTTAGAAGGTGCTGTAGGTTATGGGCTTGGATTAGCGGCTACGGCAGCATTAACTCCTTTCCTGGGTCCAGCTGCAGCGTATGTTGGTCCGATGGTTGGTGCTGTAGTGGCTGGCCCAGCAACAAAAGGAATTATGGCAGGTGCTAAGCAGCAAGCCAAGGGAATAGGTAATATGTGGCAAGGTGTAAGGAGCGGTAGCTTTAAACAATTTGCAAAAGGATCGCTGCAGGCAATCACGGCGCCAGGCAAGATGTTTGCCACCGCCGGTAAAGAATTGGGCAAAATGTTTGGCATTGGTGCAGGCTCGGCGGGATGGGGCCCTGGTGAAGCCAGAGCTAAGTCGTTAAGTCAAATGGCACAGGGGTTGCGAGGAAAAAAACCATTATTGACTGGTGGTGGTACATTTACACAGAAAAAGTGGCAAGAAGGAATGGCGGCGGCAGTTAAGCTAGGCGCGAAAGGGCCCGATCAAAACGCGATGGCTATAATGATGTCTGATATTGTAAGAACCTTTAATGTTACTCCTGACATAGCTCAAGGGTTTATTTACGCAGCTTTGGGTTCCAATATGGATGAAGTAACAAAAGCAAATATTGAAAATGAAATTACTAAGGGCTGGGGTCGGCAAGTAGGTAAAGGTGGATGGCAAGCTGATTATGATTCTGGTAAACTAAAACAGGGTTGGAAAGCTTTCCGAGCGAGAGCTAGTGGGGCCGGCACTGACGAGGCGTCGGGCCAAGTAGGAAGTTTCTTGGCGGCGAACAGAAATAGCAGAGTGAATCAAGCCTCGGCTGGTGGATTTACTGCTGGTGAACTAAGATCTAATAAATTGATGAATGCTTACACGGGTGGTAACGATAGTGGAATAGCAAAAAATGGTAATGTATACTTAGATGGTGTATTAGTAGGTGTTGTAGCTGGCTCAGCTGCAGCTGGTGCTGAAAGAGATGGTTTACCGACAGCTGTAAGAAGAGGATTGAGTGACCGAAGTTGGAGCAATGGATGGATGGGATCTGATCCAACTGCAGGTATGCAGGCTAGCTAATATAAAAAGAGAGATAATAAATGTCGAATGAAACATTTGGATATCGACCAACCGCGTATGGTAGAGTAGGAGCAGATCAAAGATGGGCTACTATTATGGGGCAGTGGCATGAAAATAGATTTGGGGAAGAAGTCCAACAATTCCTTGGCGACTGGGTGCCAGATAATACTTATGCGTTGACTGATAAAATGGCATCGGCAAATGTTCCACCAGCATCGCGTGCTATGGAAGCAGCTACTAGTGCCGCTACTGCTAAAGGGAAACAAGTAGCACCTCAATTTACGGAAGGATATCCATATACAGCGAAGCGAGGCGAACCTTCTGATCCTACTGAAGATATGTTAAGAGAAGCCGGTGCCGCCGTTGCGAGTTGGGTCTTTGATGCGATCGGTTTGGAAAGTTTGGCCCGCGGGGCTAAAAAAATTATTCGGGGCGATAGATTAGCTAATCAAAAAATATTGAGCCGAAATTTGATATCGCGGTGGAGAAATGAAGGCGCAGCTATGGAGTTATTAAAAGGGAGCGCGCTAAGAAGTAGTCGAGTAGGTCAAGTTGGTGCTGGTTATGAAAGAGGCACAGATGCTGCTTCTAATTTTACTACGGCTGGTTTTCAAAACCCTGTACATAATATCAATGTTGATGGCTGGAATCGCGATTATAAGCTTAGATTTTTTAAAGCTATGGGTATTGGTGACGGTGGTTCTTTTGCTTCTAAGCCAGATATGGCTGCTGTTACAAGTTCAGCCAAGCTTGGCACTAACCTGGGTCAAGTTAACCCTTTTGATACGGATGGCAAATTTGTTTGGAAACCTGCTGAACCTCTAACACAGCCGGCGGAAGAAACTCAAGGTGGTCTTGATGTTGCCATAAGTAATTGGATAAATTCAATTTTTGCACCACCGCCAATTCAGCCATCGCAGTTGAGTATATTACAATCTCAACTTAAGCGCGATAAAGAAACTTTTATGAATAATCTTGGCCCAGGCCCACGAATACCTGTGCCTTTTAATGTGGCTATTAATTTAACTGATTTATTGCGACAGAATCTTTTGATACCGCCGGACATTGGTAGAAGAGAACAAGAAGGCAGAACACTTGTTACTGGTGTTGGTTTTAGTGGAGATCCTGGAAAGGCGCTAGCAGAGAAAAAAGAATTTAGTGAAACAGAATTAACTACTGATCCAACTGATAGAGTTTTTCAACAGCTCTATACTCACAACGCCAACCCTATTGATGTAAAAGGTTTTTTATTTAAGAACGGCACAGATGCCAAAGCTGGGCTGGTGGCTTCCACGCTGAAAAGAGATCCACCTGGTATTATTGCTGGAATACCAGTAGCCGATTTGCAATCTCCTTTTTTGGATAAAGGACGCGGATTGTATGCTCCTAATGATGCTAAGCCGGTTTTTACGTTTGAGAAGGATGATGTTCCTTTTAACAACTTAGATAGAATCCAAAGAGGATTTAATGATAATACACCCGGCAACGCAGAAACAGCGGGTCTGGATGCTACAGTTCAAAATGACTCAATAAAACCCTATGATAAAAATGATTGGGCTAAAACTATAGGATCTGGTGATGCTCAAATTTTTCCATTTTTGTTTGAAACTATAAATAAACGAGGCTCTAAAAGAACCTATGCTCAGGTGCCTGTTTTTAAAACAAATAAAAACACTGGAGACATTGAACTTGACCAAGAGGGAAATCCTATAGTTACTGGATGGGAGCAAAATTCGGGCGGCAAGGAATATAAACAATTTGCTTTCTTTCAAGCAACTTTGAATAGTATTAGTGAAAGTTATAATCCAACATGGTCTTCCAAGCATTTCTTTGGACGAACTGAGCAAGTACATAGCTACACTATGACGGACAGAACTCTTGAAGTTTCGTTTAGCATTACAGTTGATGAAATAAGAAAGCTTCAACATTTATATGAGCGTGTATTATGGCTAGCCCAACAGACTTATGCTTCCTATGATGAGAATGGTCGTATGAAAGCTGGACCTATTATCAGAATGACTATTGGCGATATGTTTGCTAATATGACGGGATTTATACGTAGTCTTTCGTATGATTGGAATTATTTAGGTGGAGGTAGTCCTAAGTGGGAAATTACTAGAGGATTAAGAATACCTATGGCTTGCAATGTATCAATGAGCTTTACTGTGATGCATGATGTAATGCCCGATAGGAATCATAACTTTTATCCTGGTCCAATGCTACATCCAGAGGGTATGGTGAGCAAAAGAGGCGAAACTACTTTAGCACCTTGGGATACAGGAGGATACGCTCCATTAATTAGTGTAACTGATAAAACAGATACGAAGGTATCTAATAATCCAGAGGTTTATGAAGTAGCTTCAAGGAATTATAGAAACGAAATGTTTATTTGGCAAGCAGCCGAAAACGCACATCTCACTGCTGCAACTGAATTTGTATAAAGGATAAATTAAATGCCTATTTCAAGATATAAAAATTTTGCTACAATAAAAGATGCTAAAACAGGCAAGCGGCGCCTTGAAACTTTTCCTGCTATTCATGGAGAGTTACTCCAGCGCCCTTCGGATATTATAATAACATTAAATGATGCTGAGCGGATAGATACACTAGCTGCTAATCATCTCGGTTCTGGTCAATATTGGTGGGTTATTTGTCTTCTCAATAACATGGTATTTCCTTTTGGTAAAACGGTAGCAGCTGGCACGACTATACGCCTTCCTAATAGCGTCGATGGTTTTGTATCTCTTATACAGTCTAAAATAGGAGAATAAAATAGTGTCAGCTTCGGATTTCTTACTTGATGATATGGTTTATGCTGATGTGCGTAATGGTTGGAATCATAAAATACACTCTTCTACTCAAAAACTGTCAGGACTGGTGCCTTTTGTAGAGCTTTTTGCTGTTTTTAAAAATGATGATGTTATCTTTAGTGATCATGGATTGGGCGGTCCCAGATTTTCTGATATAGCCCAGCGTGCCATTGATGTTAAGTTTCAATATACAGCAGGTCATAAAGTTAGAGAAGATGGATCAGTTTATGCTACACAAAATGATTCTTCCAACGAATTTGCTGAACGATTTGACATTTCTCCTGAGTCTAAAATAGTTCCTATAGCTTCTACAGCAAAATCGCAAAGTGAAGATGATTCTGTAGGTGGATCAAGTTATAGAGGTCATGCTGGCGTTAATGATTTAGCAGTTAGTAGGGGTGCTAGCGGTCCTATGAATATTAAATATGAAATGAACATGACTCTTCCTAATCCAGAACTTATCAATGAAATGTATGAGTATAGTAAGTTGATGATTTTAAATTCAACTTTTTTGCTAAACTATGGTTGGCACCCACATGATTTTGATTATCCTAATGGACCGACTCCTCTTCCCCAAATAACATCAGGTACTAGAGCGGATCAAAATGTTATAGAACTTAATAGTAGTAATGGAGGTTTTTATAAATCTGCTCTGGTAAACTTGTATCGGTTTAATTTTGGTTTGGATAATGTGGGTCATTTGACTGGGAAAATGACTTTTCTTACATTGGCTGGCAATTTTCTTGTTTCTACTAGAGCCGAGGCTATTTCTGCAGAAACTAGGAAAATGCTGAATGGATATAGTGGAATGCTGTTCTCAGCTCAGGCTAGCGACCTCGCTGAAGAAGGTGCACTCGCGGACAAATCAGCAGATAGATATATTGAGATGGGAACTGATTATCTGGCAGAAGCTCAAGTTTATGCAAATGAGTGGGAAAAATCTATAGAAAGAAGAAGACGCGCATGGCAAGGAGGTAAAAAACACAGCGTCGATGGCCCCGATGACTTTCGCATGAGCGAGCGTACATTAGAGCCAGCTGGTCCAGAGCTAAGTCGCAAAGCGCAATTTACTGGTGAGTCAACAATAGAGAATGTTAATGTTCCAAAAGGCTTTAAATCAAATCCAGATGCTTTGGCTTACGAACTTAAAGATTGGCCAAATAAGGGAGAAATGATAAATTTGGGTATTGGTGACAGCACCATTAGCCACACCCAAGCCGCGATAAAGGGATGGCCTCTTGATAACCCTGCAAATGCAGATGGGGAGTTCCGTCTGCCCGGCGACGCGCACCCCGTGTTTCAGCTAATTAATCCGCAACCCACTCCTGACACCTATTATAATATACCGAAAGACATTCGTGATAAGTTCTTGGTGGAGTGGAATCAATTAATTGACAATGATCCGCGAGGAGAAGAAACAAATGAAAGTCTTATGGAATTCTCACGCAGCGGCTCGGAAGATATCCTTGTTACAACTGAGCAGTTAGATAGTGCGCGCGCACTTTGGCTACAGGAGAGAAGCGAAGCATACATAGCAATGAATCCGGAAAAAATAGGCAATACACCTCTTGTTTATTACGATGGCCGAGGAGGCAGGCCGAGGCGAATGATGAAAACTATTCCTTATGCCTCATGGTTAATTGAAAGATACACTAGGGAAAAAACAGAAGTTTTAGGTTTTATGGATATTGATAATGGTATTCCTTGGGCGATGCCTAAACAATTAGAAAAAGCTGGAGTACTTGAAGATTATGAAGAAAATATTACTACCCTAGACACAATGCCAGCTTATGGAAAAGATTTAATGAACAATATATGGGATGAGTTTGCTAAAGTTGGTAATCCTAATAGAGCGTTCTTTTATCCAGTTCAACCTGACAATCCTGGTGGTGATTATCCGGTAAATATTAATAATTTAGGCATGCGTTGGGTTACAAGCACAAGTCGCCCCGAAATGAATTATTTTTTAGATCCAGAAACTGTGAAGGTAATGAAGAGTAGTTGCGCTATTTCTACTATGTTGTTGGAGGTGGCTCCGGAGGAAGAAGATCCGGAAGAGGAAGGCTTCTGGGAAGACGCTGGCGAAGTTATAGATGATGCTTTTGAATTTCTTAGTGGAGCCTTTGATGCGGCCAACCCGTTCGCCGATGGCGAGACGCTTGGCGAATTTGTGGACGATGCGCTTTTGGATGATGCACTTATGCAAGAAATTGAAGACGCCACAGGTAACGGTATAGATGACACATTAAATGATGCATTAAAGCAAATGTCGATTTATGAAGTCTCCACTGCGGGCTTAGATGGTGAGGTGGGAACTGAGGATGATATTGAAACCCCATTAAGATTTACTACTCATTCAAAGCCTGTTTATTATTTTCTGGGTTCTGTTTTAGAGGCACTTAGAAGATCAATGGGTAATGTAATAAAATTTGTATATTCAGATATACCGCTTGAGGGAGACATTAATCCAGGGGGATTTTCAATACCTGTTCCTAAGGCCAATAAAGATGCTGTTGAAACAGCTCGAAAAACAATAGAATCAATTAAAGAAGAAATGATCGAATGGCAGAAACAAATAAGTAAGGCTCAAAGCATGCCTCCAGGCGATAAAGATGATGCACAACCTAAAAAAGCCGAGAGTAACAAGAGAAGGAAATTAAACGGGGAACTTCCTAAAAACGCTACAGCAGGAGAATTAGATCCTATCACTGGCAAAAATAAATGGGGAATTAGAGTTCCAGATGGTACGAAAAAATTGACAGAAACTACTAAACTTGATTATGGGTCAGTGGGTGCGATGGAGCCTGATCGACGCGGTGAACCTATGAGCAATAATGAAATCAGGTTTGAAGAAGAAGCCCGCAGGGCTATGATGACATCAGAGATTGAGAGGGCCAACATAATGTTGAAACGGAGTGAGTCTGTTTTAGATCCACTTCAATGTAAAAATGTATTTGAATTGCCAATAGATATTTCAAAAGCGCGTAAAATTTTAAATGAAGCAAACGCTCCTTTACACAGTTTGATAAACAAACTTCTGAAGGCTTGTGATCAAACTACCAAAGTTATTAAATTGAGCACTAGACCTTATGCGTCTGATGAAACTTATTTAGAAATATTTGTGGCAAATATAAGAGTTGATGGTGTAGTTAGTGAGGTTTTTAGTGGTCTTGATATTAATAGTTTTTTGATGGGCAATGATTCTGATATTAGGACTAATCCGGGCAAATATGGATTAACTGATGATCAACTTAAAATTGCTAGAGCCACCGGTGGCCAGGACTATAGTACTTCAGATATTGCTGCTGCTAGAACACAAGCGCTAAGCGGTTATTTTTCCGAGAAGGCTATCGTGTGTGAGTTTGGATCAGAAAGATCTCTGGTGGANTCCTTTAGTTTAAGTTCAAAAGTAGATCCCAATGCTTTTTCTA